CCAGACCAAGCTGCTCTTGGGCCTGCAAAATAGCGAAAATCTACCGCATTTGCACTTTTAATAGGAAAGATGTAATATGAGCACTGAAACGACTCCTGCAGAGGCAATCGAATCACCGGCAGTCACGACGGAACCCGTGCCGACTCCAACGGATGCCACTGCGGCACCAGCGGAAGAACCTACGCAGGCTGAGGCGAAGACGTTCACGCAAGAGCAGTTGAACGAAATCATCCAGAGAGAAAAGGCAAAGGCTGAAGCGAAAGCTGAACGGCGAGCCAACAGAGCGTATCGAGAAACGTTGGACAGGCTTATCCCTGCTCCCACTCAGCAGCAGCAACCTGACGGGCGGCCAAATCGCGCAGCCTTTAACGGCGACGACGAGGCATACGTAGAGGCTGTAGCGGATTGGAAGATCAACCAGCGTGACCAGCAGACACGGCAACAGCGAGAGGCAGAAAGAGCGCAGCAGACTGCGACGAAGACGGAAAAACTCTACACGGAAGCATCCAAGCTGCCGGGGTTTGACCGGGAATCGTTTGAGGAACTGCCGCTTACTCAGTCAATCGCGCAGGCGCTGATTGATTCAGATGCCGCGCCCGTGCTGATGGCTTGGATGGCGTCAAACCCGTCTGAAGTCGAGCGCATCTCGCAACTCACCCCGGCGCGTCAAGCCGCAGAGCTGGGCAAACTGGAAGCAAGGCTTTCGGCTGTCAAGCAACACAAAGAGCCGCCCGCGCCGATCAAGACCGTGAACGGTGGGGGATCAGTCAACCACTCCGACCCGTCCAAGATGCCAATGGATCAATACATTGAATGGCGCAAGAAAACTGGTGCGAAGTGGGCACGTTAAACCCTGTGTAGGAACCGAAAATGTCAAATACTCTTGTTACCTGCTCCATCGTTGCAAAAGAAGCTTTGCCGATTCTGGAGAACATGCTGACCTTCAGCAAAAACGTCAACCGCGATTTTGAAAACGAGTACATGGGCAATATGTCCCGTGGCTACGCTCCTGGCGCGACCATCAACATCAAGCGTCCTCCGCGCTATACGTACCGCGCTGGCCGCGTGTCGGTTCCGCAAGCAACCGTCGAAACCACGGTGCCGATTACCCTGTCGCAGGGCGGTACTGATCTGAATTTCACCAGTTCGGAACTCACCCTTTCGCTGACCAAGCTGGAGGACAAGATCGCTGCGGCTGTGGCTCCGATTGCCAACGAAATCGACCGCCAAGGCTTGTCTCTGGCTCGGTTCTCAACTTTCAACGCACTGAACCCGACCGGCGCTCTGCCTACCACGCAGATCGGTGCCGTGGGCATCATCACCGACGCTAACCGTCGCCTGGATGAAATGGGCGCACCGCGTGATGGCATGCGTAACCTGATCGCTGGGCCTGGCCTGAACGCTGCGCTGTTGAACGGCTTCTCAGGCATGTTCAATCAGGTGTCGTCGCTGAACAAGCAGTACAGCACCGGCCTGATGCAGAACGCTTTTGGTCTGAATCAGGGCATGGATCAGAACGTTGACACGCACACCAACGGCGCTCAAGCCGTGACGGGTACGGCAGTTACTGCTGGTCAGTCCGGCTCTAGCATCACGGTAACCGGCTTGGGTGGCACGATCACTCGCGGCACTGTGGTGACGTTTGCCGGTGTGTTTGCGGTTAACCCGCAATCGCGTCAATCAACCGGCGTGCTGGCTCAGTTTGTCGTTACGGCTGACATGGCCGCCGCTGCAACCGTAATGCCCATCTCGCCCGCTCTGGTGCCGTCTGGTGCATTCCAGAACGTGTCCAACACAACGACCGCAGGCAACTTCTTGATCGTGGGCGCTGCTTCTACGGCCTACCAGACTAACGTGGCGTATCACAAGGATGCTTTCACGCTGGCTATGGTTCCAATGTGGGCACCTCGCGGCGGCAAGGGCGTGATCGATGTTGCGCAGGAAACCAACAACGGCTTCACGGTCAAGGTCACCAACTTCTACGATGGCGTTAATGATAACGCCATCTGGAGACTTGACGTGCTGTTTGGGTGGGCCGCAACCTATCCGGAACTGGCCACCAAAATCTACTCTGTTTAAGGAGCACACAACATGAGCGTTTCTCTTCTTCGTGCTTACGCCGGTTACGCATCCGGCGCACTCATCACCACTGATTTGGCTACCGAAGCCGCGCTAGTGGCTCAGGGGCTGGCTACGTACACCTCTGTGCCGGCCATTAACCCTGTTACGGCTCCCGGTGGATATTGGATCAATCAGACCCCATCGGCACCTGTTACGGCTGGGTTTTACGGCCCTGCGGTTGTGACCAACATTCCGATTGGCGCATCTGCTCTGACCGGCTATGAAACCAACGGCGTTGCGCAGACCGGCTTTGCCATCAACCTGACGGAAATCTTTGTGCCACATTGGAACACCTGGACGGGTGCTGCCTTGCTAAACGGAACGACTGTTGGCACTGATACGCAGGTCTACTGGCTGTTTAACAGCGAGGGCGATTTGCTAACCCACACTAGTCTTGCAGGCACCACGAATGCTAGCGCATCGGTGTTCCAGAAGATCGCGTTTGTCGCGCCGATCACGCTGTCTCCGGGTCGGTACTTTGTTGGTGCGCAGTTGAGCGGTGCGACGGCCACTCCGCGCCACGTTCTGGCTGCGTTCGGTGCTGAGCCGCGCTGCAGCATCATCGCTGCAACGGCTTCGTTCGCCGCTTCGCATGCCGCACTGACGGCTGCTGCTATCACGGTGCCCACGACGTTTACTACGGCGCAGGCTCCGATCATGCAGCTCTATAGCTAACCTCTAGGCCCGAAAGGCTCCCCGCCACAAGCGGGGGGCTTTTCCCACATGGAGGGTAGGCGATGCAGAAGTATCAGGACGTTGTTCTCAAGCCTAACGGGGATGTAGTCGCCAACGCTGCTGTCTTGGTGCAGACGTATCCAGGGGGGACAACCGCATCCATTTTCAGCAATGACGGCGTCACTGTTGCCAGCAATCCAATCATTACGGACAGCCTAGGCGGGTACTACTTTTACGCCGCGAACGGTTCCTATCAGCTTGTAATTTCTGGCTCCGGAATAACGCAACGCACCGTCACGGATGTGCAGTTGTTTGACCCTCAGGACGCTGGTGCGTCTGGTGACATCTCCTATTCTCCGACTGGAACGGGGGCCGTCACAAGGACAGTTCAAACGAAACTGCGCGAAACTGTTTCGGACTCGGATTACAGCAGTTTTGCCAATGCGCTTGCACAGGCAAACAGCGCACTCATTCCGCTGCTTGCCACGCCGACCACGGACGCGGGTTTGAGCGGCGCATATCTCAAGAAGGGTTGGCTATCAGGGCATTGTGCTATCGGCAATGGCATGACAGCCATCAATGCATTTGCAGGCATCCAAGGTGACGAGTTTTACTTAAATGTGGATCAAGAAGCACGCGGTGTTTCCTACGTAGTCAGAAACACACGGACGACTGCAGATGAACCGACGCTAGGGTGGGACTTTTTCGGCGTGACTGGTGTAGTTGTGGTGGAAGCGGGAAACACTCAATATATACGAGGCAACCAAAAGGCTGTCGTTGGTGAGTTGTATTTCAAACCTCCGACAACGGGCAGCTACAGCGTCAAGAAGTCGCACAACTTTCAGGCCAACATTGTCGAGCTAGGCGTCAACGTGACGCTTGAAGATTGGTATGGGTACGTTGTCAACACGCCTGCTGTGGGCGGCACGATTACAAACGGGTACGGTGTCTACATTTTGCCAATGACGGGCATTTCCAACGCTGCGGCAATCAAGATCGACGGCACGGCTAATGCGGGGCAAATTCGCTGGACGAACACCAGAATCACCGAACTCGCCATTGGAAAGCTGGAGATTGATCTAGGCAGCACGATGATTTCCGAGGATTCCAGCAACCGCCTGAACATCGATCTAAACACGCAACAGTTGATATTGACCAATGCCCTGGTGGCAACGAGTGTTGGCGCTGCGGGTGGCGCATCTGCTTTACCGGCAACGCCGCAAGGCTACTGGCGGGTAAACATTGGTGGTGTCACTCGCAAGATTCCTTATTACACGGATTGATCTATGGACGCGCAGCAATTGAACGATGCGATAGCCCTCCAGTTGGGGCGTCTGATGATTGAAAACCACGCTCTCCGGTTGGAAATTGAGCGGCTGAAAGCGCAGCTAGACAAATGCCAACAATAGTTTCCACCTTCCCGGCGACATATTCCGCGCTGGACGTCCTCAAGCGAGCAATGAGGTTAGCCGGTGTGTACTCCATTGGTGAAGAGCCGAGCGCAGAAGAAACCGCATCGGGCCTGATGGCGCTGAACGGGCTGATTGGAACGTGGGCAAATGAATCGCTAATGATCTACGCGCACACGCGAGACTCTATCCCCCTTGTGGCGGGGACTTCTCTGTACACGCTTGGCGAGACGGGAACTGTTGTTACAACGCGCCCGATGGAGGCGCTGGACATGTCCTATGTGCTGTATCAGAACATCAGCTACTACTGTCCGCTGATGACCATTGAACAGTACAACTCCATCCAGTTTAAGGCGCAAACGCAGCAGTTTCCGGGTGCGCTGTGGTACGAAGACACTTACCCGAACGGCAGTCTCACGGTGTATCCAACGCCTTCGGATGCGTCTACGCTGGTGTTTGCCAGCAAGAAGCAACTGAGCGGCTTCAGCAGCCTTACAGACGCCGTGGCGCTGCCCCCTGGCTACTTTGATGCGTTGTGTTTCAACATGGCCGTATTCTGGTGCCCTGAGTTTGACGGCGTGAGCATTCCGGCATCTGTCGAGCGCCAGGCTGTGAACACAAAACGACTTATCAAACGCACGAACACGAAGCCGTTAACCATGAGGCTGCCTGCTGCTGTTTTGCCGGAGAATGGTTACGTGGATTGGAGGACAGGTGCTTAAACCCGTCCCATTGTTTGGCATTGGCACTAGCGGGAAGTCCGTTAATGTCAACGCGCAACAGCGTCTAAATCTGTACGTTGAAGTGCAGTCAGACCCAGAGACAAACACGACCACGCTGTACGGCACGCCGGGGCTGGTGGCTGAATCGAATTACGGCGCAAACCCGGCGCGGGGCGCGTATTCAATGGGAGACTTTAAGTATTTTGTGAACGGCTTTACGCTCTGGCAAGAAGCAAACGACGGAACCAAAACCAATCGCGGGACTTTGCTGACCAGCGGCGGCTTGGTGTCAATGATCGACAACGGCACGCAGATCATCATCGTAGACGGCACGAACGGGTACATCTACAACACATCAACGCTGGTGTTTTCCAACATCGTCTTTGGCTTTACCGTAAATCCGTCAACAGTTACGTTCATCAACGGCTACTTTGTTGTCAATGATGAGGGAACGGGGCGCTTCTACATTTCCGCTTCGTATGATGGCCTCACGTGGGATGTGTTGGATTTTGCGACCGCTGAAAGCAACCCGGACGAACTAACCCGCGTGTTTGTCAATACGGGGCAGCTAATTCTGTTTGGCCCGCTAACAACAGAGTTCTGGGGCGATTCGGGCGCGGTGGATTTTCCTTTTGCTCGCGTGGGTGGAAGCGCCATAGAGACGGGTTTGGCCGCACGGTGGAGTTTGTGCAAGTACGCCAATTCTCTTGCGTTCCTTGGCAAAAACAGGCTGGGCCAGGTGCAGGTCTACACACTCAGTGGGTACACGATAACGCCAATCAGCACGCCAGAGCTGGATCACGTTATCAACAAGTATTCTGACCTGTCCAACGCCACTGCCTTTGCCTACATGCTAGGGGGCCATGCGTTTTATCAGATCAACTTCTCGACGGCTTCGTGGCTGTACGACAACCAGAGCAACTCATGGAGCCAGGTCGGTGGAGAGTCCACTAGGCACCGCGCTGAATTGCAAACGCAATACCAGAATCAGTCCATTGTCACCGACTACGAAAACGGCCTGACTTACTCGCTCAGTGAGGATGTCTACACCGACAACGGCATGCCCATCGTGCGGCAGTTGATTGGACGGCACCAAGCCACTGGCGAATATTCCAAGATTGGCAGGATGTGGCTGGAGATGGAAGCGGGAACGGGGCTTGTGTCCGGACAGGGGAGCGACCCGCAAGTGATGCTGCAGATCAGCCGCGATGGTGGGCATACCTACGGCGCGGAACTTTGGCGCTCATTTGGGAAGATCGGCAAGTTTCGTGCGCGTGCGCTGTGGCTCGGGCTTGGCCGTGCGCGTGATTGGACGATGAAATTTAGGATCACAGACCCTGTAAAAGTAGTGCTTGTATCTGCGTGGGGTTCGTATGGCAAGTAAAAGTTTTGACTACCCAGCAGGAACGCTCGTTGACGATGGCAACAACGTAACAATCGCGTGGGATCAATGGTTCTCTCGCGTACAGGGAATTGTGTCGTCTGTGCAGCAATCGGGAACAACGGC